GAGATATCCAACATCGTCAATTCCGCCTTCTTCAAGAAGCCAGAGGAAGGCAAGATCACGCTCAAGTCGCTGACAAAGGTCAAGACCGACACGCCAGCAATCGTCCTTCCACCTAAGACCCTTCCCATAGGGCATCCCGAGTTCATCGAGTATCAAGCCAGGCTTGTTCAGTACCTCGTTGATCGCCGCATTGATCTCAACAAGTACCACTTCTTCTTCTCCATCGAGCCCAAGTTCAAGGATCGCGTCATCATCCCGTTCTACCGTGATGGTAAGCTGATCTATTGGCAGGCGCGCTCGATCAACCCCGATGAAAAGCGCCGCTACGAAAACGCGCCGGCGATGCGCGACGCGGTGATGTTTAACATGGACCTGCTTCACGACTTCCGTCCCTACCCGCTCTTTGTTACCGAGGGTGCGTTTGACGGGATGGTCATCGACGCGATAGCGCTGCTTGGTAGCAAGCTTAACGAATCCAAGGTGGAGCTGTTGAAGCGCGCCAAGCGTGAGCTCGTGTTTGTGATTGACAAGGATCAGAATGGCCGCCACCTGGCGGAGGATGTCCTGCAGCGCGGGTGGAAAATTGCGTTCGCGCCTGAAGGAGCAGAAGATCTAAATAAGAGCGTACGCCGCTTTGGCAGCATCTGGACGGCAAACGAGCTCATGAAGAGCGTTAAGCTTTGTGAGAGCGAAGCAGCCCTCCAAATCGAAATCAACTGTAGGTAATCCAATGCCAACATGCCTCTGCACCGGTCGGTGCAAAAGTCCCCCATACACGTGCTCTGGGATTGCCCCAGGCGGAACATACGGTCCAGTGATCGTGGTCAAGGAGCTCACTGATGAGCAGCTTGACGCTGCGATCAAGGAGTACATGGAGACTGGCGAGGTAACATGTGAGGTTGATGCTGAAGCCCTGAAGCGCGCCCTCGCTGATGTTCTCGCGATCGCGCGCTTCAAATGAATCCGTACGACTACTACATTCACCTTTGCTTGTACTGGTACTTCTGGTACCCGTCAATGCTCGCTAAGATGGGCTCTTAATGGATCTTGAAAAACAACGCCTAGTGCTTTCATGTCTCGCGTCTAACCGCGACTTGATGGCTCTCTGTTCTGGCATTCTCAAACCCTCGTACTTTGACCCCACTCTCAAGAAGACCGTCAAGTTCATGATGGACTACTTTGAGAAGTACCGTGACGTTCCAAAGATCCAAGCCATCCGCGCTGAGGCTGGAACCGTTCTTGACGATGCGGGTGCAATCGGAAAATCGGACGTCGAGTACATCTCGACTGAGGTCGAGTCATTCTGCCAGCAGCGCGCGATGATGGAAGCGATCATGCAGGGCCCCGAGCTCGTGCACAAGGGTGACTTCAATACGATCACTAAGCTCGTCAAAGACGCTCTCTCGGTCGGACTTCAGAAGGATCTGGGTCTTGATTACTTTGCCGATCCCAAGGCGCGCCTGACGCGCACGCTTGAGACCGCGCCTGCGATCTCCACCGGTATCCCAGAGCTGGACGCGATGATCGGCGGTGGTCTTCGTCGTCAAGAGTTGATCGTGTTCGCCGCAAACTCGGGCGTCGGCAAGTCGATGACGATGCTGAACCTTTGCGTGAACCTTCTAAAGCAGGGGTACAACGGCGTCTACATCACCCTTGAAATGGCTGAGGACGTCGTCTCGCTTCGCGCCGATAGCATGTTCTCGAAGGTAGCTCGTGAGAACCTTCTCAAGAACATCGATCAGGTTTCTGCCGCTATCCTTGAGGCAAGCGCGACAGCTGGCAAGTTCATGGTCAAGCGGATGCCAGAGTCACGCACGACCTACAAGGACATTCGTGCCTACGTTCAGCAGCTAGAGCGCTCAGCCGGCTTTAAGCCCGACTTCATAGCGGTCGACTACATCGACATCATGGGAACTACCGCCCAGATCCAGATGGACAACGTGTCTGCCAAGGATAAGTTCGTTACCGAAGAAGTTCGTAGCCTGGGTCTCGACTTTAACTGCATCATGATCTCGGCATCCCAGCTGAACCGTGGAGCGGTAGAAGCTGCTTCTAAGGGTGAAGCGACCAACCAGGCGCATATCGCAGGTGGATCCTACAAGATAAATACAAGCGACTACACCATCGCTATCCAGCAAACTGACCTGATGCGGGCATCTGGTGAGATCGTTTTCGAGGCTCTCAAGATTCGGAATCGAAACTCAACAGCTCCTTCCCGCGCTCTCCTCGGATGGGACCCGGTGTCGCTCTCGATCTTCTCGTTTGAGAAGAAAAAGAATGGCCTGGTTCTCAAGAAGAAAGGTCCAGTTCTTGGTACCGAAGGAACCGTTTTCAAAAAATCGCCGGGTGATGATGCCGGCATTCTCTCGCTGATGAACACCTAACCCAATCGGAGATTCCCAGATGGATCAAATCGTAGCCCCGCAAAACATCACGGTCGATGGAACTGAGTACCCTGTTACCGGTTTCAGCGAAACCGTTCAGCGCCTCGTCGCCATCCACACCGCGTGGAGAAACGACCTGCAAGACGAGCGCCTGACCGTCGCCAAGACGGAAGCAGCGCTGCGCTCCCTCGAGGCTGAAATGTCGCAAGCAATTCAGACCGAGCTCAAGGCAAAGGCTGACGCTGCTGCAGCCGCCGACGCCCCAACGACGGCCGATGCTTCACAAGCTGCCGAAGCCGCCGCCGACGCTGCTCAAGCCGCAGCCCTGGCCGCAACGCCTGCACCAGCCGCGCAATAAGCACCATGTAGTGTAGAAAAGGACCTCTCGGGGTCCTTTTCGTGCTTCTGTTCTGTGCAGTGAATAACCTGCCATCTATAAATACACCGTTGACTCTCGCAGGTAAGTTCATGCGCACCCTTCTAAGTACGGCTGTACTCATGGAAGCTATCTCGCACATAGAGGATCTGCCTCTACGACAGTTCGTGCGCACTATAGAATCACTTAAGAACAAGATCGTCACCGAGAAGCTGGACGGAGCTAACCTCTGGTTCGGCATCGATGACAAGGGTCTCTTCACGTCACGTGAGGGCAAGTCCGCAAAGGGCACCCGCTTCTACAAGGTCAGCGACTACGCGATGGTCGCAGCCTACAACTCCTTCCGCGCCGCCCACCTTGCCATCGAAAAGGTTGGCCCGACGATTCGCAAGTTCCTAAAGCCGGGTGACACAGTCGAGATTGAAGTTCTCTATGGTCGCCAGCCAAACACGGTAACTTACGGTCACCAGAACAAGAACTTCATCATCATTCTTCGCGGCGTCAACAACACGCCAAGCGATCGCGTCCAGCAGCTCTCAGACGCCCTCAACAACAAGCAAGTGGCAGTCGATTCAACCGTCATCAGTTCTCCAGATGGCGACGAGCTGCAGCAAAATCAAGAAAAGTTCATTTGGGAATTTACCAAGGTCGAACCAATCCCGGGTCAAAATATCAACACGAAGGAAGCGATGGCGCTTCTTGAGCGCCTTAAGCAGTACGCTGACGAAAAGAACGAAGCTTTCCCTGATCTTACGAACGACCAAGTTGCTGAGCTTAACCTCACCTCCCTTCCAAAGGAACAGAGGGACGAGGCGAAGCAAGAACGTGAGAGAGTCAACGCCTACATCATGAACGAGTTCAAGGTTCCCATCAAGGAACTTCTGCTCAGCAACTTCGTTCGTAAGATCAAACCTTTTCTGCAAGACGAGACCGTCGAACCATCCGAGGATATCGGGGTTGAAGGGGTTGTCGTTCGCGACCCAGTAACCGGAAGCCAGACGAAGATCGTCGACAAGGATGTCTTCACCGCCATCAACGCGTTCAACGCGGCGGTTCGCACTAGCATCTCCGGACTGGTACGAACAGCAGATGAGGGCGCGCCGGTAGAAGCAAAGGGCGGCGTCTTTGGTAAGGCAAAGATCGACATTGCCAACGTTCTTGGCATGCCAGATCTCGCGGTGTCTTCCTCAGGGAAGCGCACCATCAAAAAGTTCGTGAAGTCCGATCCACAGTCTACCGCGGTGGCGCTCGCGAAGGCAATGAATCTTCAAAGCCTACCCGCAGCTCGCACCAAGATCTCGAGCATCCTTAAGAACGCTCTCACGGAGATCAACGGACTATTGGGTTCCTTCAAGAAGGAAGCGGGCGAGTTCAAGCTGACGCTGAAAACTGGCAAGGAAATCGGAATCACTCCCGAAGTTATGAAGCGGACGCTGACCGCTTTCGCTGAAACAAAGAAAGAAATCGCTGAGATCAACGACAAGGTTCTGCACAGTCGAACAGCATCCGAACTGGTGCTCGCGCTTTATGGCAGAACAATCAACTCGCTGTTCAGCGAAGGAGAAAAAGACGTGAATGAATCATACAGCTTCATCAAGAGTATCTCCGAAGCCGGGGGCGGCGGAGGTGGAGGCGGCGCTGGAGGTGGTGGAGGCGCTGCCGGCGGAGCAGGTGGTGCAGGTGGTGCAAGTGGTGGAGCTGCGGCTGGTGGCGGAGCGGCTGTTTCGGCTGGTCCTTCCGGTGGAACGACTACAGCGGGCGCGATTGCTTCATACGCTGGTAAGCTCGGCATGCCGAGCGGTAAGGAAGCCAAGATGGCTGACCCAAGCAAGAACCTCAAGCAGCCTACCGCTAAGGGTACTGGCGCGAAGGCTGGGTCATTTACCGCAGTCGCGAAGAACCGAGTAGTGATGAAGAAGATTCGCAACTTCGTCAAGCCACGTAAGTTCGAACCACCAAAGCCAGAAGTTTCGGCGGTTGGTGCAGGCGCTATCACTCCATACAAGCACAAGAAGCTTCCGCTCATCGCTCAGCTCGAGCACGCGGCGCAAGTTAAGGAAGACTGGGCTCACCTATCTGACATGAAGTTTGCAACTGACGTTGATCAATCCGCGCAGGCAAATGCCGATGTCGAGTTCAAGCAGCTCCGCAACAACGTGAACAGCATTGGCGACAATGTTACCCCTCTCGACGTAGATCGTTATCTCGACAAGGCGCATGAGCTTAACGACGAAGTCGACAGCGTTTGCTTTGGCATGGAGATGGATGACGGCAGTGTTGTTAAGGTCTTCGTTAATGCTACGCAAGCAGATGACTTTGAGAAGGCCCTTGCTGACATGCTAGGCACTGAGGGTCAAGTCGAAGACGTTATCAATGACCTTGCAAACCGCTTCGACATCATCGACGTTGAGTGGCCTGGCTCTGGGCAGCCAGCGATGACCGACATGGAGACGACACCGGTTGGTGCGCCAGATGGTGAGAACGCCCTTGACGGTGAGAACATCGATCTAGGAACAGAAACTACAGGTGAGCAGCCAAGCGACGAAATGCCTGGTGAGGTTGGCGCTAACGAACCGGTTCCAGCTGACGGGGAAGATACTCCGCCGGCAGACGATGTAGAGCAGCCAACAGACGATGGAGTTATTCCATCGGGTGAAGATAGTGGTGCTGAAGGAGAGAGCGGCGCAGAAGATGAAGGATCCGGAGAAGATACTGGGGCAGAAGAACCCGCATCCGATTCTTCCGAAGAGCGCGACGAATTCGGCCAGATCATCAAGAAGAAGCCAAAGAAAAAGAAGGCTAAGAAGGCCGAAGAACCAGCAGAAGAGGAACCGAAGGTCGAGGAAAGCGTTACGCTTACCGAAGACATTCGCCAGGCAAACAAGGTTATCCTCCGCCTGCTCGAGACTCTTGGCTTCAATCCAAAGCTGAACCGTTCCATCGAGCTTCAGATGGCGCGTCCTCAGGTTCGCCTGAAGATGCTGCAGCTTGGCTCATCCTCATCGATCCAAACGCGCCTACAGATTTTGACCGACTTGATCGCCGCTCGCGTCGAACACGTTAAGACTCCGCGCTCGAACACGCAGCCACTTCCAAAGATCATGAAGGAATCTCTGCTCAAGAATGTTGTTGCTGAAGAAGCTGTAGAAGGCAAATGGGTTTTCGGTGATGTCGCTTCGCGCGGCTTCATGATGAAGACCGTAGGTCTAAACATCCGAGTTCCAGACTCTGAGGTTGCAAAGATCCACACCGGCCTTGGTGGTAAGAAGGCGTTCTCAATTCTCGGTAAGGATGATAAGTTCTACACCTTCACACCAGCTCAAAAGGGCTGGGTGATCACGAAGCAGGATTCAGCTCGTGGTGGTGACAAGGAACAACCGGATGGAGTGCTGCTTGACGGAGATCAGCTCGTCAAGGTTCGCGACATGCTCATGGTAAAATTTAAGGACTAACGGTGAAATTCAACTACCCACACCTGGAGACAGTTCCTGTAGATGGCATGCGTTTCTACGAAACGCCTGAAGGAAAGTTCTACCCGTCGATTACGACGGTGCTGGGTGGTACCATGTCCAAGGAAAAGGAAGCCTCGCTCAAGTCGTGGCAGAACTCCCTTGGCATGACGAAGGCGATGCAGGTAACGCAAGACGCGGCTGATCATGGCACCGCGGTTCACCTAATGATCGAGCGCTTCCTCAAGGGAGAGCAGATTGATCAGGGGGAGAAGTTCGACTCAAAGCGAGTCAGCGCGTTTAACGCGCTCAAGACGGCGCTGAAGAAGATCGATGAGGTGTGGTGCCAAGAAGCGGCGCTCTACTCTGACATCATCGAGGTAGCTGGTCGCTGTGATTGCGTTGGTGTTTACAAGGGTGTTCCATCGATCATCGACTTTAAGACCTCGATGTCGATAAAGAACAATGAGCGGGTTGAGGACTACCGTCTTCAGCTCTGCGCCTACGCGATCATGCACAATGAAATGTTCGGAACGGAAATCACCAACGGCGTGATCATCATGTCATCTGATGGTGGGTTCCCGCAAGTATTCAACGTAGACCTTCTGGAATACGTCGATAAGCTGATGGTTCGTGTTGATCAGTTCTACCAGAAACTTTCATCATCCTTGTAAGGTGACGCTATGGACTTCGCTCTTCCTCTTCCAGCTTTCAATCTCACGCCGCTACCAGCGATGGAGCCTACAGTTCCGCCTGAGCTGGAACCGATAAGCCCGCTAGGTGCGCTGCTGGATCCGGCGATGAATAAGATGGCGCAAGCTCCCGTCTGCGAGGACGCCTCTGTCAGCTTCAAGGACTGCACTCTTGTCTCAGTTGAAGATGGAACGACGACCTTCGACATCGCCTTCAACGTAAGCGTGTATCCTCACTCAGAACCGGGGATGCCTTCGGGACCCGCAATCTCAGGCGTCGTTTGCCGCCGCATCGTCGTGAACAACTCCGCTCTTGGCTGTGAAGCTAAGGAGAAGGTTGCCACGATGAAGACGATTACCGTTGAGGCGGTAGAGCACCCATCAAAGCCAGGATTTGAATACGATCCAGAGCTTAGCGATGAAAAGACCGCCGGCTTCTGCGATGAACACGGCGAACAGGTGCATGTGCCACGTCACAAGCTGCCAACTGATCACGCCCAGTACAAGCCACTCAAGAGTGAGCCTGTTAAAGAAGCGGAAGCAACAAAGCGCTTCCGTGAACTCGCGGGCATCCCACACAAGAGGAATTTCGTATGATGAACGTGGAAGAGCTGCTCAAGCAGCTTCAGGATCTCGGTGAGAAAATCAACTCACTGAAGATGTACGTGCAGGGCGGCGAGTCCGATGTAAAGCCACAAGACACTCCAGTGGAAGTGCCAAAGGCTGAAGTATTTTCCGATGAACCAGACGCTATCGACCTCGATAAAGAAGAGCCGAAAAAACCAGAAGAGAATAAGCCACAGGATATTTCTGTGCTCAGCTTTAGCCAGCAACTCCCATTCACAATTGGCGAAGGTCTTGAGCAAGACGAGCTTCGCGTTTCTGGGGTTCGCTACGAGGGGGATGTCGTGTGCTTCACCCTTAACGACATCCAATACCGCTATCCGCTTTCAGAAGGCTCACTAATTCGGATCGTGGTTGAGAATGATGGTGGGCAACGTCCTCTCCTAGTCAAGGTTGTTGAGAAGACGGAGAACAGTGAAGCTCTCTTGGCGTTCAAGATGACGCCAAAGGAAGCGTCGGAGAAATAAATGATCAAGTACCACCGTAACAACATCGTGTTTCGAATCGCGTCGGCAGACGCCATCGGCAAGTTCAAGCAGATTCAGGCTCACTCGTTCATGCAGCTTTCCCGCAAGGAGCTTTGCTTTGACGAGAGCGCGCGTGAAGCGGTTCTTCTTGAGTATGATCGGCTTTCGCAGTGGATCTTCCGCATCGAAAAGATCTGCATGTACGCAGGCGAGGACAAGGTTTCGGCACAGCTTCGTAACGCCATCCTTGAATCCTTTCACGACGAGATCGCCGTGATCGAGAGCGTGCTTGAGACTAACACCGAGATTTTCTCTCGTCAGGTGTTTGAGTTCATGCGCACGATACACGGCTACAGCAATCACATCACCCATGACTTCGTGAAGGCGGAGATGAACTTCCGCACAGATCAGATGTACACCGCGGTCGTGAGCACCATTTCGAATTATCTGCAGCACACGCTCATCGCGCTGCACGAGTTCAACAACAACTGCATCACGAAGACTGAAACGCCTTTTGTGTGCCTAACCGACTTTTGCGCTGAGTCTGACACCCGATTTGTTGGGCTGTCTAAGCGCGCGATGTTCTTCAAGAGCGCCGGATGTGGTTCCACATTTGTGCTCAAGAACTATTCTAAACCGGAATACTTTGATGAGGCAAAGGAATATCTTGCCGGACTCGGATTTGCTGTTGAGCCAGAGCCGGAATTAGAATTTGCACGTGTTTGAGATCCCATCGGATAAATATCGGTAGGAGAGAATGGGATAAACATGGACGTCATTTTTGATCTGCTAAAAGAGCTCAGCACCGGAATCGGCCCGACGCAGTACTTGATTATTGTTTTGCTAATCGTCGTCGCGTCATTCTACCTAGCTCGCTATCTCGCTCGTAATTCCCGCAAGAAGGGTGGTAGTGGATTTGTGCGCTTCTTTCTGGGTAATGGCGAGAGCGACGATGCCTCGGCAGACATCGTCAAGGAAGTACGCGCTAAGCTTGAAAGCATCCACGAAGAAATTGAAGAGCACGCCACCAAGATTGCCGAGCTGTGCGAGGCAAATAACCGCGAGCTCGTTGAAATTCGCCAAGACCTCAAGCTTCACCAGCTAGGCGATGCGCAGGCGTTTGAAGTACTGCGCGAGAACTTCACTCGCATCAGCGAGGCGCTTACCCGTCTCACAAGTCAAATCGACAAGATTGATGAGTTTACGCGAGCTGCTATCCCAGAATTTCGGGCGTACCACAAGGACATTAGTAACGACCTTAGCGACCTGAGCCGTGACGTGGCGCTGGTTGAGCGAAGCATTCAGGTTCAGCTCAACAGCATCAACGCCGTCAAGCTTCGCTAACCCATAAATACCTAAACGAATATCACAGAGGCTTGTAGCCCATGCACAGTCCATTCTTGATTTGCCCTGACTTTCTCTCTCCGCTCCAGTGCGAGCAGATCATCGAGAAGGTTGGCATCGCAGCCCCTGACGTTGAAGCTGATGGCACCACTCCTAAGAAGATGGAGCGTCACTCGCTGTTGCTCGAGCAAGATATCGCTGAGCGCTTCCGCCCACTGATTCCTGAGATTGAAGAGCGCTATGACTGCGAGTACCGTGGTCTCGAAAAGCCGCTCTTTCAGTTCTACCCAGAGAATGCCAAGGCGCCGGCTGAACCACCTGGCTGCGAGAACTCGAAGTACATCCGCAAGAAGTGGGTGATGTACAAGGACGTCGATCTCGTTGGCTTCATCTGGCTCAAGGACTACAACGAGAGCGTTCCACTGGATCCAAGGCACGAGGTCTTCGGCGGCAAGCTTGAATTTCCCGCCTACAACTTCAGCCTAGTTCCTCAGCGCGGAACTCTGGTGATGTTCCCAGCTGGTCCGCACTTTATCACCGTCATCTCGCCCATTATGGTTGGCGATCTCAATCAGATCAAGCTGACCGTAGCCCTCAAGCAGAAGGGTGGGGGTCGCTGGTTCTATCAGCCGTCCGCATTCCCTGGCACCTGGCAAGAGTGGTTTGAAGGGCAAT